CAAATACAATATGGTCGATACAGATTTAGTTGCTTGGCTCGATTTCGGTTATTGTCGAACAGCAGATAAAGTTCCAGAAAGTAAAAGATGGTCATATGATTTTGATATTGAGAAAATGCATCTATTCAATTACAAAGACTATGATAATACACCCATTCAAAGAATCATATCAACAAATGATGTGTTTATTCTTGGAGCTAAAATTGTTGGTGGTAAATCTGCATGGCCAAAATTTGAAACCCTTATGAAAGATAGTTTGGTTGAATTGGGCCAAAATGGTATGGTAGATGATGACCAAACACTTATGTTAATGTCAACAATCAAACAACCAGATTTATTCGAACTACATAAGATTCCAGACCATCAACTTGGATTGGATCCATTTGTAATTTTTAGTGATTTTAATAAGGAAGTATAATGAGTGATGTAATTAAATTTAACACAGAAACACAAGCATTTGGTGTCCAACGAGCACCCTTTAAATGTTCAGGATATGGTCTTGGTGAATTGACGAAAGGTATGAAGAAGGGCCTGGAAATTGGTTGTTCTGAGGCACACACCTCTAAATTTCTCCTAGACACTAATCCAGATTTGACATTAATTTCTATTGACCCGTATGTTCCATATACAGATTGGAATGGCAACGTATTGAATGATAGACAAGAGTTTTTTGAACGTGTCACAAAAGAGATGGCTGTTTATGGTGACAGATTCGTTTTGATTAGAGACTTTTCTGACAATGTGTTTGACCGATTTGAAGATGGTGAATTCGATTTCATCTTCATCGATGGTTTACATACTTACGAACAACTTACAAAAGATTGTCACAACTATTTCTCTAAAGTTAAGTCTGGTGGCATATTCTCTGGCCACGACTATGAGGTTATTCCAGGTGTCAATCGAGCAGTAAAAGAATTTGCTGCTGGTAGAACTGACAAGATTCTTACAACTGAATGTGATGTTTGGTATTGGTACAAATGAAAACAATTTTTATTATAACTTCCGCTTTAATCCCAGCAATTGGTGTTTTCAGTCCTGATGAACGTTTGAAGCAAACGCTAGAAACTGTTGATTCCATTAGGAAAAAATCTCCAGAATCATATATCATACTGTCTGATATATCTTTAGATAAACTATCAGACAAATATTCTGAACTTGTATCTAAGGTTGATTTGTTCTTAGACCTTTCTGGTGTTGATTTCTTACTACATTTCACCAAAAATGGTATGAAAAGTCAAGCTGAATGTGCGATGACTCATGTTGTTATAGATTACTTGCAACAAAATCCAGAACTGATGGACGGTGTTGACCGCATATTTAAGATAACAGGACGATTACAACTGGATGATGGTTTTGACATGAACCAATATGTCGGTTTGGAAGGTAAGTATGTTTTTAAGAAACGTGTGCCAACTTGGATGTCAGAACCTATCCACGGGGCAACTCATGTTTTTGATACTAGGTTGTGGTCTATGTGTTCGTCTTTGATGGATACACACGCAGCAGCACTAGAAAAAGTCTTTCCTTTACTAGGTCCTCTTGACCTGGAACATGCATATTTTACAATTATCGACAAGGATTTGGTGGTAGAATTCGACAAAGTTCATTGCCGAGGACAAGTGGCATCCACAGGTGAATGGAAATTTGACTAATTTAGTTCACTATATATCGAAGCCAAGATTTGACAAATTTGTTAATCTGTGTTATAATCCATTATAAATAACCTACGGACAACCAAAGTGTGTTGTATTTCAATAGGTAGACAATGTTATCATTCAAAACTTTCCTAACAGAGCAAGAAGATCCTGAAGAAGGCGCCAGCCGTCAGATTAAACACCTGACGCATGTGGAAGACCGCCCTCTCCAAAATGGTGAAAAAGGTGCCGCACACGCAATCAGTTCTTTAGCAGCTGCAGCAGAACACATCAAGGCTGGAAAAAAGACCTCAGAATTGACCACAAAATATGATGGTTCACCTGCACTTGTTTATGGCCATCATCCAAAGACAGGCAAATTTTTTGTTGCATCCAAGTCTGCTTTCAACAAAACACCAAAGATTAACTACACACCAAAAGATGTTGATGCAAACCATGGTCATGCACCAGGTCTTGCAGCTAAACTAAAAGACGCATTGACACATTTACCTAAGATTGCACCTAAAAAAGGTGTATATCAAGGTGACATGATGTTTGGAACAGACAAAGAAGATAAGAAAACTGAAAAGGGTGGTGGAACATCTTTTCATCCTAATCCATCAGGTCTAACATATACTGCTCATGGCACACATGAGTCCGCAGTTAAGAAAGCCAAGATTGGTGTTGTTACACACCTCTCCTATCATGGTAAAGATGCAGCAAGTCTAAATGCATCACATGAAGTTGACCATGAAAACTTCAACAAACATCCAGATGTATTTTCTGTTGACCCAAGAATGGACACATCAAAAGTTCATTTCAGTCCAGAAGAACAGAAAAAATTTAATGGTCATCTTGCAGCAGCACAAGCTGTGCATGACACACATGGTGATGACATGTATGCTGGCACCAGCGCACATCACGGTGTCGGTGGTCACCTGGAAGCATACATGAACCACACAGTAAGAACTGGTGAAGAACCCAATCACAAAAACTTTAAGAACTGGTTAGAAACCAAAAAGAACAAAGAGATTGACAAACTTAAAGTTGAAAAGAATAGAACAGCTAAACAAACAGAACTAAAATCTGAATTGTCTAAGATTGAACGTAATAAGAAACACTACAACAATCTTTTCAAACTACATGGTCATTTACAAAAGGCCAAAGACACACTTATTGGTGTTATGAACCAACATCAAGAATTCCAACACACACATGGCGGCGAATCTGCGAATCCTGAAGGATATGTTTTCCATCACGGTAAAGAAACTGATAAATTTGTTAATCGTGCGGAATTCTCACGTAGAAATTTTGCTGGAATAAGAAACATATGAAAAAGTTTTTAGAAAAATTACAAGAAGATGCAGCAACACATAACCCTGTGGTTATGGCATTTGGTCGTATGAATCCACCAACTACTGGTCATGAAAAACTGATTGATAAAGTTAAACAATTGGCCAAAGATTATCATGCAACACACCATGTGATTATTTCACATTCTGTGGATGCAAAAAAGAATCCGTTGGATGTTGCATCGAAATTGAAACATGCAAAAAGATTTTTCCCCGGTGTAAATATTACTGCATCCTCTAAAGAAAAACCAACATTCCTACAACACGCAGCTGCACTACATGCTGCTGGTCATGACCATCTAATTATGGTTGCTGGTTCAGACCGCATTCCAGAATATGAACAAAAACTACACCAATATAATGGTGAGGGTCCGGGTAAATTGTATAACTTCAAAAAGATTGATGTTAAGTCTGCTGGCCAACGTGATCCTGATGCCGAAGGTGCAGAAGGTATGTCAGCATCCAAGATGCGTGAACATGCAAAGAATGGTGATTTCAACTCGTTCAGACAAGGCATTCCGTCACATGTGGCAGACAAACATGCCAAAGAATTGTTCCGTGATGTTCGTAAAGGCATGGGACTGAATGAGGACGTGAATCGTGGATTATTCAAAGCCATCTTTGTAACTGGTGGTCCTGGTTCTGGTAAAGATATTATCATTCGTGAAGCAATTGCAGAATCTAAAGCAGTTGAATTAAATTCAGTTCAAGCATTTGACCTATTGATGGACAAACAGAAGTTGTCCGAAAAGACGAATGATTATCGTAGAGAAGCGATTCGTAACCGTGGTCCTTTGATTATTAATGGACCTGCGGATGACCATACAAGAATGATTACCATCAAAGAAGAATTAGAAGAATTTGGTTATGAGTCTGTAATGGTTTTTGTTAATACCACAAATGAAGCAAGTAAAGAGCGTAACGAAAGATTGTCTAAATCCATCTCAGAATCGGTGAGATTCGACAAGTGGCAATTAGCGCAATCATCCAAAGAATCATATCGTCAAAACTTTTCCAATTTCATGGAATTCAACAACAGTTCAAGTTTTGATGAAATCCAAGAGGATATTAGTGATACCTATGAAAAAATAAATAGGTTCATCGAGAACAAAAATTGTAATGAAATTGCGTTCTCTTGGTTACAATCACGTGGTAAAATCAATATACAATCATTATTT